GACCCGGCTGCTCGAGACGGACGCGGCGGGCCGGTTGGTGTGGGACGCGGCGTTGTTGACGGTCGCCCGCCAGGTCGGGAAGTCGTGGCTGCTGCGGGAGATCGCGTTGTGGCGGATGCATCAGGCCGACCGGTTCGGGGAGCCGCAGGACGTCGTCCACACCGGCAAAGACCTTGCGGTTTGTCGTGAGGTGCAGCGGCCGGCGATCTGGTGGGCGAAGACGCAGGGCGACGCGTACAAGATCCGGCAGGTGAACGGGCAGGAGGCGATCGAGTTCCTGCCCGACCATTCCCGCTGGATGCTCCGGGCGAAGGAAGCCGCCTACGGTCACAGCGTCTCCCTTGCCGCCGTCGACGAGGCGTGGAAGGTGACGGCCGCGACCGTCGACGAGAGCCTGGTGCCGACGATGGTCGAACGTGAACAGCCGCAACTACTGCTGATCTCGACGGCCCACCGCCGGTCGGAAGCGCTGATGCTGCAACGCCGCAAGGCCGCCCTGTCCGAGCTCGAGACCGGCGCCGGCGATCTGCTGGTGGAGTGGTCGTCGGACCCGGCGTTGCCGGTCGGTGATGTCGATGGGTGGCGGCAGGCGTCGCCGCACTGGACACCGCAACGCGAACGGCTCGTCGCGGGCCAGCTGCAGGCGATCCAGGCGGGCGAGGTCCGCGACCCGACGGAGCCGGACCCGGAAGAATCGTTCAGGGCGCAGTGGCTGAACCAGTGGCCCAGGACGATGGAAGGCGCCGCCGGCGGCGAACCGCTGCTGCCGCCCGGCCTGTGGAAGGGCTTGCAGGAGCCGCTCGAGGCGCATGAGCGGCCGCTACATGTGATGGTCGAGGACGACTGGGGGATGGGCGCCGCCGTCGCCGCCGCCTGCCAGCTCCAGGATGGCCGGGTCGAGGTCGACGGGTGGCTGTGCCCGAACTGGGACACCGCTCTGCAGGACCTGCAGACGCTGACGCAAACACGCCGGGTGAAACAGATCGGTGTCGGCGGGTCGATGGTGTCTTCGCTGCCGCCCGGACTGTGGCCGCCACCCCGTCCGGTGGGTGGCGCCGAGACGCGTGCCGGGCTCGCGCTCTTACGCGACCTTGCCGCTAGCGGTATCGTTGTTCATGACGACACCCCCGACCTCGACGAGGCGATGCAATCGGCGATGGTTCGCGAACGCGCAGCAGGTCTCGCACTTGAACCGTCCGGGCCGACGCATCTGATCAAAGCGATGGTCTGGGCGTTGCACGCGGCATGTAAACCGACGCGGGAGCCGTCGGTCTATTGAACCTCCGCGGACTCAGACCCCGCGCCGCGTCCGACGAAGGCGTTGTCCCGAACCCGAACGACCCCGCGTCGGTGCCGCCGTCGACGGTTGGCCCCGATCAGCTTGTTCGGCCGGGCGACCCGGACGGCGTCACGGTCACGGGTGTGGATCCGCCGTGGCAGGGGCCGCCGCGGATCGTCCCGTCGGGCTGGTCCGGCTGGCCGGCGGAATGGAACACCCCGAACTGGTCGTCGGCCACGCAAAGGTTGACGGACACCGCCTGGATGTGCATCGACAAAACCTCCAGGGCGTTGTCGACGATGCCGCCCTATCTCGTCGACGCCGCCCCGACACTCAGCACGGACTGGATGAACAACCCCGACCCCGACCTGTACGTGGCGTGGGAAGAGTTCTGCAAGCGGCTCGTCAAGGACTACATGCTCGGCGAGGTGTTCGTGCTCGCCACGGCCCGCTACTCGACCGGCTGGCCGTCCCGTTTTCACGTGGTACCGCCGCTGTACGTGAACGTCGAACGCGGCCGTGACGGCCTCCGCCGCTACGAGATCGGCGGCGACGACGTCACCGCCGACCTTCTCCACATCCGCTACGACGGCGACGTCGTCGACCTGCACGGCCACGGCCCGCTCGAGGCGGGCGCCTACCGGATGGTCGCCGCGGAAGCGCTGATGCAGTACGGCGCGAAGATCGTGTCGTCAGGCGGCATCCCCGTCGGCGTGTTGGAGTCGCAGGAAGAGATTTCACCCGACCAGGCGTTGGCGATCCAGCAGGCGTGGGTGGCACGCCGCATGTCGACGATCGGCGAGCCCGCCGTGTTGGACAAGGGGCTGCAGTGGAAGCCGGCGCAGATCAGCCCGACCGACATCGGCCTCGTCGACCTCGAGCGCTACCAGGACTCACGGATCTGCGAGCTGCTCGGGGTGCCACCGGAGATCGTCGGGCTGCCAGGGTCGGGCGAGTCGATGACGTACAAGAACATGGGCGACTTCTTCGACTTCTGGTGGCGCGACAGCCTGAAAGCAACCGCCCAAACTCTCATGTCCGCTTTGTCCGGCTGGTGTCTGCCGCGCGGCACACGCGTCGAGCTGAACCGCGACGAGTTCGTGCAGCCGCCACCTTTGGCGCGGGCGCAGGCCTACCAGATCCTGTTCGCGCTGCAGGACCCCGTGACGGGGCAGCGGGCGATCACCGTCGACGAGATCCGCGCCGCCGAACGACTCGACAACTCCACACCGGCCGACGTCGCCCAGGGGGTGCTGAAATGACACAGCTCGAGATCGAGACCCGCGACGCGACAGAGGTCGTTGGCGTGTCGTTCCCGAAACGCCAGATCGAGCTCGTCGTGATGCCGTACGAGACGGAGGCGCAGGTTCACCACCGCGGCCGCTGGATCCGCGAAATCGTCAGCAGGGGGGCGTTCGAGGGGCTCGACGCGCAACGACGCCGGGTGATGGTCAACCGCGGCCACGTCATCGACAAGGTCGTCGGCAAAGCAACCCGCTTCCACACCTCCCGCGAAGACGGTCTCGTCGCCGAGCTGCAGATCGCCCGCACAGCCGAAGGCGACGAAACACTCGCGCTGGCTGATGAGGGTTTGCTGAACGCGTCGGCGGGGTTCGGTGTCCCCGACGGCGGCGAAACCTGGCCGGAGCGCAGCCTCCGCCGGCTCAACCGGCTGTGGCTCGACCACATCGCGATGACACCCGCCCCGGCGTACGAAGGCACCAACGTTTTGGCCGTCCGCGAACAAGACCCGTTCGTCGTCGCGCCGGTGTTGGCCCGGCCGAACCTCGAGATCATCTACGGGTGGCGTCTAGCCGACCGATATGCAAAACTTGAACTGACCACCTAGAACAAAACTTCCTGTTGATGGGCCCCGTGGGGGCTGCCGGGAAGTCCCGTGGGGTGCGGTGGGCTCGCGAGCGAAACGTCCAAAAACGTTCCGCAAAAAGGAGTAACCCCGCCATGCGCACCACGGACCAGATGCTGTCCCGGCTCGTCGCCGAGATCGAAGAGAAACAGACGTTCATCGACGGCGTCGTCGAGGACGCCGAGAAGGAAGGCCGCGACCTCAACCAGCAGGAAATGGAACTCGCGACGCGTGCCCGCACGCGTGTTGGTGAGCTGCAGCCGCAGCTCGACCAGCTGATCGACCTGCGCCGGATGGGCTCCGAGAGTCGGGCGAAGATCGCCGAGCTCGCCCCGTTCATGCGGGAACAGCCCGCCCCGAAAGACATCGAGTACCGCACCGCCGGCGAGTACGTCCTCGACTCCTGGCGTGCCGGTCTCGGCGACGGCGAAGCCCGCGGCCGCCTCGAGATCTACAACCGCGCCGCCTCCCACCAGACCACCGCCGACAACCCCGGCCTGATCCCGACCCCGATCCTCGGCCCCGTCGTGAACTTCATCGACGCCTCGAGGCCGTTGGTGTCGGCGTTGGGGCCGCGTCAGCTGCCCGGCCAGAGCTGGTCGCGCCCGAAAGTGACCCAGCACACCTCGGTGGCGGCGCAGTCGGGTGAGAAGACCGAGCTCGTCTCCCAGAAGATGGTCATCTCGAAGCTGGCCGGCACCGCCGTCACCTACGGCGGCTACGTCAACGTGTCACGCCAGGACGTCGACTTCACCCAGCCCGGCGTGATGGACATCGTCATCCAGGACCTCGCGGCGCAGTACGCGATCCAGACCGAACAGGCCGCGTCGACGGCGTTCGCCGCCGCCGCGACGGCCGGTACGACGCTGCCGACCGGCACGAACACCGCCGACCAGATCGCCGGCGCCCTCTGGGCGGCGGCAGGCGCGATCTACGCCGGCACCAAAGGCATCGGCAACGTGTTCGCCGTTGTCCCGCCCGCCCTGCTCGGCGCGTGGGGCGCACTGTTCGCCCCGTACGGCCCGATGAACCAGCAGGGCCAGGGATTCTCCGCCGCGAACTTCTCGACCGGCCTCGCCGGCGTGATCGCCGGCATCCCGGTCTACGTGTCGACCGCGATCGCGGCGAACACCGGCCTGGTGCTCTCGTCGGCCGCCGCCGAGGTGTACGAGGAG